AGCAGCTTGAACGAGATTCCAGTTTTATTCGGTCGGCCTATTGGTGGAAGTGTTGTCATATTCTTTGTTTCGCTAGATGCCCGATTAAAATTGAATCACGTCGCACATTTCCTTGAGACGCCGCACGAGGGCATCGCCGCGATCTGACGACATTCTCGCAGCCAAAGTATCGCCCGTGTCGTTCAGCGTCGCTAGAATCGGAAGGCCGTTTGAAAGTCGGTAATCCACAATGGCGAACACCGCAGCCTCAAATGAATCTGTCAGCTTCACCTTGAACACGTCATCAAAGAAAAGAAGCCCACATTTGCAGCGGCACTCAATCCAGTCGTTCACGGCGCGGCCTCCACCTTCAAAAATTCCGGCGTATTCAAACCCCGCCAATGCGCCTAAAATCTGAATTGATTTCCCAGTGTTAAAAACACGCTCGCAAAGCAGCCAAGCACAACGGGATTTCCCTGTGCCTGTTTCCCCGTGAAGCAATAATCCCTTGCGCCCGTAAATCCAAGAAAGAACTTCCTGCGCCTTTTCCGGCCTTGGAAGCCGGCCAATGTCAGTCTCTTGAAAATCAATCGGACATATCTTTTTCCAACTCGCAACGCGGGAATCACGAAGCTCTTTTCCCGCCCGCTGCGCGGCCTCGGCGGAATGCTTATTACAACACTCCGGGCAATAAAACAGGAACTTCGAGAACATTGGATTGTCCGGCACTTCGGCCATGCTGGGACAATTTTCAGTTTTACAATTTTTCTTCATGGTTAAAATCCTTTTTTATGGTCTGGTTTTAATTGCGGCTTTCCGGCTCGACCCTTAACTGGAGGCGCCATCGGCCTGCCGTCGTTGTTCCACCACTCACGAACGCGGGTTGCGTAGGCTCGCCAATTCGATTTGCCCTTCCACTGATCCTGACAAGCCGCCCAATACTTGTCTTTGGCATACCACTCGGCGGCGATACCACAATGCGGAGACTGGCAGTATTCCCAAAATTCTTCCCATGAAGGAATTTCAGCGAACGAGCCAACCGAAGGCGCTGGCGCTGGCGGGGGCGAAGGCGGGGGCGAAGGCGGGGGCGAAGGCGGGGAAGGCAGCAACTTGCTGCGGGTTGCTGCGGGTTGCTGCGGATTCGGGTTTTTAGGCCATTTTTCACGGGTTCCCTCTCTTATTCGCTCCTCCCACTGTAAAACCTGTAAAACTCGTTTTGTCGGATTTTTCTTCTCTTGGACATCATAAATTTCAAGTAAAAAAGTTGCTGCAAGTTGCTGCAAAAGTTTTGAAGTTTCTGCGAGCGTCACAGATTCGTCTGGGTGTAGCTGGTTCCAAACCGCAAAGCATTCACCCCAAAGAACAGCCTCACGCCCATCGTAACGTCCATAATCATCAACCAAAGTCAGGATGCGTATAAAAAGAGATTGGGCGGAAAACGAAACAGCATTCCACCGCTCGCTGTGCCTTATTCCAGGTCTTAAAAATCGTTGTGGCATAAAAATAGGCCGCTGGCAAAAATCGCACGTTTGGTAGGTGTGACGCTCTCGAACATGGTCAAGTTGCCAGCGGCCAGAGTTATTTTTAAGAGCGTCACAAAGACACTCTGCCAAAGAATTACATTCATTGCAAGAACTATTTTACGGCGTTAAATCTGGGTTTTCGACCGGCTCGGCGGCAATGTTCAAACTCTGCTGTCTCGCCGGAGGCCCTCCGTTCATTTCGCAAAGCCGCTTGAATCCGGCGTCCAGGCGCTCACAGAAAGCCAAAATCGTATCTTCGATGACGGCGTTTATTTTTTCGTCGCGCTCGATTGTGGTGACGTAGGCGGGGAAGTTACGGCGGTAGCTCATAAACTTCCACCATGCGCGGCCCGTGACGAACATGGAGCCATAGACCTGCAAAACGTAATCATCCGGCAGTTTGCCGGCCATCAGGTATTTGGTGTGAGTTTTCGCTTCGGGGCACTTCAACTCGATTCCCCCCTTGTCGCCTATAAGCCCGTCTGGGCTGCATCCGATTCTCCCGTCATCGGTAGTGGCGAACCCGCACGGAATGATTTCCTCGTTGAACATGAAGGTGTAATGCGGCTTGGCTTTTTCTTCCAAGATCGAGCCAAATTCCATCTCCGGGGTTTTCTTCCCCGGCGTCGGCGTGCCAGTCCACCGCTCGGACAGTTTCATGGCAAAATACGACTCGACCATTTCCCCGGTGCGCGGCTTGAAAAGCGGTGTAATCAGGTTGCCAAACTCCGACGCTGTTGGAATCCCGGCGCGAGCCATTTCCCACCATGTTGTGTTCTGGACAATCGGCAGTTCAACGCCGTCGTCGTTTTTGTAGGTTGAAATTTTCATCGCCCCGCCTTCTCTTTCGACGCCAGCAGCCTGTCCATCACTTCGTAATTCACAGCGGGAATTTCCGCGAACGTGGCCGCGCCCGCCAGTTTCAAAAATGATGGGAGATGACTGTTGACCATCTTGCAACGGTGTTCCAACTCTTCCGCCTGCGCCGCCGTGATCTTCTTGCTGGTGTCACCCAAATTTCGGGGGTCATCGGATTCTTGGATGCGCGATTTCAGACCGAACATTTTGATGACCAGATGGCGCCATGCGCTCGTGGTCGCGCCGGTGTCGGCGGCGGTCGCGTCCTTCATGGCGTTGGTGTTGCCCGACCGGACGGAATACTCCCGCGTCTCCTCATGGCCGTCTTGATGAACCAGCGTTATTATTGCCGCCGTTTTTCCGCCGTCGTCACGCTGGCCAAAGAGCATGGTGAATCCATGCCGCAAAAGCAGCGGATCGAGTTTTGATGCAAGCTCCTTTTCCGAGCAGTAGGTATAAGCAACCTTGTCGTTGTTGTTCTTCGCCGCCTTGTCCGCGTAAAAGTCCATGCCAGCGATTTCCTTTTTCAGTTCAAAGAAGGCACGGTTGAACTTCGCCTTGGCTTCAAAAGCTACCTCCTCCCGGCGCATGGCGATGATTTCCTTGACCACGGCCACATTCTCGGACGTGACTCCTCCGCGAACGGCTGCGTCCAAGATGTCGAGCGATGACGGATGGCGCGGCGCAGCAACGGGCATCGGATCACGCGATACGGTGGCCAATTCGAGCGTTTCCGGCGGCGGGTTGCTGGTGGTGGATTTCATAGGCGGGCGATTTGAGATTCAACCCAGACAGCCAGTTCTTCAATCTTGACGTCAGTTGAATTTACAATTTCAAGTTCAATGGTTTTTGGTTCGGTCATATTTCCTTTTCGTTTGTGGGTTTGGTTAAATTGGTGGGGACGGCAGGGACTTGAACCCTGCATTAGCACTTTCGTTGGCGTCCGTTTTACAGACGGATTTGCTCGGACTGGATTGTAATTCCAGCTTGCTTCTCGCTGCCGCGTCCCCGACAAAATCATTCTTCGCAACTTCCAGCGATTTTTCCAATTCATCAAAATCGGATTGCGAAAACTTTTCCACGGCGTCCCATGCCTGGCATTTGTCACAATAGCAGGCGCGTCCATTTTGCAACTGATGCGGCCTGCCCTCGAAATACAGCTTGAGCAGCGCGGTGACGAGGTTTGCGGTTTGAGGCGTCATGGTTTTGTTGTTGTTGACTACGCTAAAAGTTTTTTGGGCGCGAGCGTCTTTTTTAACAATTCGATGCGATACGGGCCGCGATTGCAGCGCCGCAGAGTGGCGCACGCATCGCACATGAGCCATTCGCGGTGGGTGATTTTATGCGTGACTTTGCGCGTCCCAACCGACAAGCAGAATTCGCACTTCGGAGACTTTCCGTGCAGTTTATTGAACTGCCTTTTGAAGTGCGCAAAGCTTTTCATTTTCTTGCCGTTATATTTCATTGACGCCTCTCGTTCCAAAATGTCATTGTCGCCATCGAATTTTCTTTGTCGTAACTCCGTGTGGATTTTAAGTTTGTCAAGCAAGTATTTTTTGGGTTTTCCATTGACCACTTTCCTTCCAAACCAGATGCCAATGGATTTCTTTGTATTGGTGGGCCGCTACTTTCAAATTCTCAAACCCACCTCGAAAAGCGTGCGGCCCTTTTACTTCCCAAGCCGAATAGGAGCCGTCCAAGAATCCGGTGAAGTCCGGCTTGAACCAAATTCCATTTCCGAGCATAAACCGGATGGACTGCGGTCGGATAAACTTGATGTCGCCCGGCATTCTTTGCAGAAAAAAGAAAAACTCCATTTCCAGCTTGTTCATCAGCGGCTTTGAATCCTGCCGGATGCGGACCCCCGGCGCGGCGTTAGCGGTTTGCGGTTTCAACGCCACCGCGCCGGGAGCCTTTGCCGCCGTCCCTGTGAGTTGGGCGAACTTCGGATGATCCAAAAGCTGTTGAGTGGTGAATTTCAAATTTCATCCTCTCGTTCAATGTCCAGTTTTCTGTCCGCCTCGTCCAACTGCCGTTGCAATCGTTCTTCCTCGTCGTCAGGCTTCGGCTCGTCTTGGCGGTCACGTTGCGCTTGTGCGCGCTGGTAGCTGGCTTTTGATTCGGCGGCGGTCATATCACGGTAGCCTTCCATCCCTCGCGAAACCGCCTCATTGAAAGCTGGCGCCCGGCAAACTTGGCTGCGGCGTAGGCGCGTTTTTGCTCGTCAATGCCAATAACATAAAAAGTGTCCCCCAACGCAGCACGACGAAAAGCCTCATTCAAATCCGAGTTGCCGAATACTTTTGTTCGTTTCATTGGCGTCAAATTATCAAAGGTTGAATCCGAATACAATCTTTTTCTGAAAGATTCCGCAAATATATTTTGCATTGGACATTCAATGTCCAGCCCCACATGGCGCGAATGTTGCTCGCTCAATCTGCGCGAACCTAGCCTCAATAGCCGGGATGGTCACAGATTGCAATTTCCATTTTGGCTCATCGAGGATTGACGGCTCACGTGACCAATCGCGGCGGCTCGGCTCTTCGCGCACTCCGCAGAATGCGCCGTTTGGCCCGGAGTGAATTTCGGCGTAGATTTTGGTCATAAGAAAGAAATCTGGCGGGTGTTGGTTTCTGGAATTGCAAAGCCGTTGGCACGCAACCATGTCTTTGCGGTTTCAATGCAGGTCAGGCGTAAAATATCAAGTTTGCGCCCTTTTGCGTTTGGCAGCGGAGATTTGATTCTGCCGGTGACTGTCAACAAGCCAGTGGCGACCAGCGATCCGGTAGCGGCCCCGGCGACGTGCCGGTTGCCCTCTGTAATTTCCCCCGGCAGCGCGGCGGCGGTAAATTCCCCACCCGCGAGTCCGAACATCAGCAGCGCGGCCTGACACCGGCGCATCCGCTCCGGCCTGAACATCGTCATTGCGACGACCGAGCGCAGGAATGAAGCGTCAAGTGTGGTTGTGGTCATGGCTTATTTTCCCCCGCTTCGACCCCAAACTCCAAAGCGCAGCGAGGACAGATTGAATGGGATATTTTATGCCCATGCAGTTCAAGCCATTTGGCCTCGCTTGAATCGCGCAAGTGCCAGCCGCAAACTGATACCGGCGACGCCGGCGGCAGTTCAAAGCACTCGTTCCCGTCAAGGTAAAGCGGGATATGCGAACCGTGGCGGAAAATGACGCGGTGGCCTTGAAACTCAATCGCGTTTTTCACCGGCAACCTCCCGCGATAAACGCGAACGCGATCCCCACCGCGAACGATAACAGCATAAGCGAAACGACGTAAATTCGCTGCCGGATGATTCTGCGCCGCTCGTCACGCATGAACGGCGATTCGATGAACATTCTGTCAATTTTCATTTTGTTCCTTTTGGTTGTTTTGTTTATTTTCCCCACGCATTCAAATTTTGACGAGCCATTCCCGCGCCGGTTGCGGCTGCCTGATTTTCCCCGCGCTCGTCAAATTCATGCCAGCCACGCGGATGATTGAACCTTTTCCGCATTGGTCACATTTTCCCCCTCTTAACGTCACCTTGCCCCGATCTTCCCCCGTCTCCGCGTCCTCGATGAACACGGATTGTGTCCCGGCGACATGGCCAGTTACCCGGCACGTCCAGACGCCGCCACGCTTCGCGGCCAGCATCGGCGAGAAATAAGACGCGTTCCACCCCTTCAAAACGCACCCCTCGCCGCCAGTGTCCAACACCGACCGCAGGAAGGCCGCCCCGCATTCGCTGGACACGCTAGGAACGATTTTGATTCCGTTCTCGGCCAAAGTCCCAACCCGGTCATTTAACATGCCCCAGCGGTTA